GATGGCTGGGCCGACCAAGAGGTATCTATTCCCTGTGGTCGCTGTATCGGCTGTAAGCTCGATCGTAGCCTCATGTGGGCCGTTCGTATTACGAACGAACTCTCTCTTCACGAAAAAGCTTGCTTTCTCACCCTTACTTACAAAGATCTTCCCGAGGGTGAAACCCTCGTCAAAGAAGATCTCCAAGACTTCTTCAAACGTCTTAGGTTCCATCTGGAACCACAAAAAATTCGGTACTACGCCTGCGGCGAATATGGTACCGAAACCCAAGGGCCTCACTATCACGTCTGTTTATTCGGGTGGTTTCCTGAAGACGCGAAAGCGTATAAAACCACACCAGACGGACATCCCCTTTGGACCTCGCAGCTACTCGAAGATATCTGGGGCCACGGCTTTGCCGTTATTGGCCAACTCACCTTCGAAACTGCTGCCTACACCGCTCGTTATGTTACAAAGAAAATCACTGGCGATAAATCGCCAGATCATTATAACGGGCGTCTTCCTGAGTTCTCTCTCTCGTCCCGTAGGCCCGGTATCGGCGCCGACTGGGCTCGCAAATACTCTCAGGAAATAAAGGAGCACGCGAGCATATATGCTCGCGGGCAAACCTTCCCCGTACCTGCTTATTACAAAAAGGTACTCGACGAGAAATTCGTTCGAAAAAACTATGAAAGGAGGAAAGTCAAAGAAAAATCAATTAAACAAACCAATCCATATGTTCTCGATTCAATACAAAAAGCAAAATTCAAACTAAAAAAATCTAAGGATATCTGAACACAATGAAACTGTTTTCTATCTATGACTCTAAAGCGGCAGCTTATCTCCAACCTTTCACTCTTCAATCAGGAGCCCACGCGCTCCGTCAGGTCTCAGAAATTTTAATTTCGGACCGTCCCTCTCCATTCTCGGATTATCCCGAAGATTTCACTCTTATGGAAATCGGTGAATGGGATCAAATCTCTGGGCAAATTAAGCCGTATATGACTTTCGAAAGTCATGGCAATCTTGCCCATTTAAAAGCGCAACTAGTTGCAAGACGCAACCAACAACAACAAGGAGTTAACTAATGAACAATAACCGTCAGAATTCACTTATGACCGCACCTGAAAGGCGTGCTCAAATTCCTGCTGTAGGAATTCCTCGATCTGTATTCGACCGTTCCCACGGTCACAAAACTACCCTTAACTCCGGTTACCTCGTCCCGTTTTACCGAGACGAGGTTCTCCCGGGCGATACCATAAATCTTAAAGCGCATACCTTCGCGCGTTTCGCAACGTTACTTGCCCCGATCATGGACAACGTCTGGGCTACTACGTTCTTCTTCTTCGTTCCTAATCGTCTTTTATGGACAAACTGGGAACGATTCCTTGGTTCGCAAGATAATCCATCCGATTCTACCTCGTTTACGACTCCAAAGGTTAGTCCTCCAATCGGCGGATTTGCCCACGCTGAAGGCGCTGGCTACGCCGGTGGTCTCTTCGATTATCTTGGCGTTCAACCTGACGCCCCTGACACTACCAATCTCTACACGGTGAATGCTTTCTATTCCCGTGCTTACAATCTCATCTGGAACACATGGTTCCGCGATGAGAATCTCCAAAACTCCGCCACTGTCGACACCGATAACGGTCCCGATACCGCTGGCGATTACGTTCTACGAAAGAGAGGCAAACGACATGACTACTTCACCTCAGCGCTCCCCTGGCCCCAAAAAGGAACAGCTCTTCGCGTTCCTATGGCTTCTCCATCAGTAGTAGCTGATGGTGCTTTAACGGTCGATTTCGTTACCGGTACTAACCGGTCTCTCGTAGGTGTAGCCGGCGGTACTATTAACTACGGTGGCGCTGCTCTTCCTGGTACTGAGGCTATGAGTTATGATGGTGGTCTTTCCGCAATCGGGGGTACCATCAATGAATTACGAATGGCTGAAGCTATCCAAGAACTTCTCGAGCGTGACGCTCGTGGCGGTACTCGTTACACCGAACTTATCCGTCAGCATTTCGGAGTCGTTTCTGACGACGCCCGTTTGCAACGGCCCGAATACCTCGGCGGTGGTCGTCAAAACATTAACATTGCTCCTATTGCTCAAACTTCTGAATCTGGCACTACCCCACAAGGTAACCTTGCCGCTCAAGCTACTTTTGGCGGCGCTCATGGTGGGTTTGTTCGCAGCTTCACTGAGCATGGAGTAATCCTCGGTCTTATCTCGATCGATGCTGACCTCAACTACCAATCTGGTCTCGACAAATCCTTTATGCGTGACACGAAATATGATTATTTCTGGCCGTCACTTCAGAACATTGGCGAGCAACCTGTTATGGCTAATGAGATCTTCCTTGATCCTTCTCAAGCCCAACAAGATACCGTATTTGGCTACCAAGAGCGTTTCGCCGATTATAAAATCGGTCGTAACCGTATCTCTGGCCAAATGCGATCTACTGCTGCTAACTCTTACGATCTTTGGCATTTAGCCGAAGATTTCGTATCTACGCCGGTCTTAAATTCGACGTTTATTCAAGCAGATTATCCGTTTCAACGCGCTGTAGCGGTGAATTTAACAACTGCTCCTGAATTCTTACTCGATGCTCATATGCAGATCCGGCATTCTCGTCCTATGTCCGTGTTCTCTATCCCTGGGGGTAGAATCTAATGGAAACTATTGATGCAATTTTACCTGTGATCATGGGTGCTACGGCAGTAGCTCAAATGATTCACAATCATCAATTACAACGCCAACAAGAACACGCTAACCAGGCCTCTGCTGAAAGACAGATGTCCTTTCAAAAAGAACAAACTGGCACTTCGTATCAACGCGCAGTCGAAGATATGAAGAAAGCCGGTCTTAATCCTGCCCTGGCGTACCAGCAAGGAGGCGCTAATAGCGCCTCTGGCGCGTCCGCCACGGCAGCCCCTACTAACCCTACCGATCTATCTAAGATCGCTACTTCAGCAGCCGATAGTACGCGTTTGAGCCAAGCTCAAACCGCACTTCAATCCCAAACCGCGCTTAACGCGGCACAAGGTACGGCCGCTGTTGCCTCTGCTAAGCTCTCTGATTCGACTGCATTAAAAAATATGATCGAATCCGAGGCGCTTCGCGCCGAGCTCCCTGCTCGAAAATCGGAAGCGATCTTTCGAAAAGAAAAAGCGAATATCGATACGAAAGCTGTCGAATATGACGCTATTATCAACCGACTTGGCCAAGTCGGTGGCATTGTCTCTGATGCCACTTCAGCCGGTAGGCTCTTAAAAAATCTTAAATCCCGGCCTCGCCCTTCGGGCGAGCCCGGTAAAATCACTCCGGCAATTCCGCCGGGTCAAAAACCTCCTCCGGTTCATAAATTCAAACTCGAACGCGATGGCGATCGAATTGGAAAAACACCGGATGGGCATAAATTCAATATGAGAACTGGAGAAATTTATGACTAGAGAAGAACGTCTTAAACTCGAACGTGAAGCTTTCGCTGAACGTATCGATGAGGTAATCAAATTTCGTACTCAACATACTCCTCACCTTAGGCTACCCCGAGACATCGGGGGGCCTTCTCTCACAATCCAAAGCGCTGCGGCTGAAAACGATTTAAACTTAATCGTTTCTCGCATGGTAAAGGGTCTCGACCCTGGTGTGCCTATTCGCGAAGCTCGATACGGTATGTCCGTTACTCCCGAGCAACGCGAAGCATCAATGCAAACAGTCGCAGACGCTAAAAATCAGTTCGAAGAACTGTCTCCCGAAGAACGCGGCACGACTAAGTCGTTTGCCGAGTATCTTCGGAATAAGTTGACCCGAGAGGGTGGACCATTAGATCCTCTTGATGTAAATGGTCCAACTGACAGTAAATCTGTCAGTTCAACAAAAAAGAAGGGTGCTACAAGTGAAAAGAAAACCGCTAACAAGCAAGGTAGCGAAAAAAACATTCCGGAAGGGCACGGCAACGAACCCGAAGAATAACGCTCCACCGCCAATGCGCGGAGGCTATCGCCTCTAATGGCTTGTCATAATCCTATTTCAGGCTGGCGTCCCCGTAGGGGGCGCCAGCTTGTTTTCAACCGCAATGATGGCTGGGCCGACCAAGAGGTATCTATTCCCTGTGGTCGCTGTATCGGCTGTAAGCTCGATCGTAGCCTCATGTGGGCCGTTCGTATTACGAACGAACTCTCTCTTCACGAAAAAGCTT